CATTAAGGGTAAAGCGTAAAGTATGCTCTTTGCCATCAGCAAGTTTTATGGGCATAGCTTTAGACTTTACATCGGCCACATTAGACATACATATCCTCCTACTTATTCAGCGATTTCGCTGCCAGTTACCTGATGGCAAAGGAATTTAACTACAGTTCCTGTAGAGGAGAGCTCATACAGAGAAACATACTGCAAAGCAGTTACTTCAATATCCGCTCCAGAAATATACGCGGTAGTACCTGAAACGCTATCGCTAACGTTTGGCGTTGCTACAGTGCTTGCAGTCACTTTATAAGCAAAGCTATTACCAGCTCCAACAGAACCAGATATAGTTGCACTCGTAGTACCTGAAGTCGAACCTATAGCGAACGTTGCCGAAATGGCAGGAGCTGTTACTACGCTTGAAGGCATCGTAATACTATCAAACCAGCCATCCATTGTCGTCTGATTAGCCGTAGGCGTATCAGAATCAATCTCATATTTCCATGGCCGCTTCAGTACTTCATTTACAGTTACCGGATAAGCTAACTTTACAAACTGGCCAGTAATTGTATCAGACTGGAAGTTTATGCTATCAGCTTTTGTCTCACTGTTGTCTTCAGGATCAGAGAACCGACCCTTATAAAGCCAAACATATCGATACTTACCATTGGATTTAAGAGATCTAAATCCTATGGCTACATATGGCGGCGTATCTTCTCCAGAAAACATAATACCACCATTTGCATCAAGTGTATGGCCAAGAAGGTCTGCTTTATTTTCAGCAGTCAGAACATTTTTCTGAATTTCTACCTCGATATTACCAAGCGTTGCCGCCGTGTCACCTGGGCCGTCATCGAAAAATGCTGTCGCTAAAGAGGCATTCGGGTTTATATTTACATGCATAACGCCTGGAGCTGATTTAATCGCTCCATAAACTGGTGCGGAACTGGGAGTATCTTCAGTAGTCATAATGGCATAATGAAGATTATCACAGCCTATTTTCATTGGCATATTCTTTTATCTCCTATTCTATATTAGTAGTAATGCCGATATTAAAACAGTAATAAGCTCGATGATTTTCATCAGTTTTGTACCTAAAGGGTGTCTGACGTATGTAAACTTGACCAAACCTATCAGAAGTAAACTGGATACCATATGCTTCATCCTGGTTATCTACAAGTACTTTATAAATCTGTAAAGCTTTTTGCCGTGCAATATCTGCATTCTTATTGCGCGTAGTTATTTGTACTGAACGATGTACTGCAGCATCTAAAGCATTTGCAGGATCTCCTTTGTACTCCATAAGAGCCACTAATGAGTCAGGTTCTTCAGGAATAAAGTCCCTATAGGTATCTACACCATCGCCTGTTACAATACCTTTAGTTTTCAAAAAAGATGCTATATCAAGAAGAAGTGTAGCCATTAGGAACCTCCTGTTGAAAGGGCTTCATTAATATACTCAAAAATGTTTTTAGCAAATTTGCTATTTGCATACTCTCTTAAGGGATCTTCAAGGAATTTAGCCTTTCCTATTATATGCAAAGCAGACAAATCTTCATGTACTGCTAACATATATTCAGAGGCAGCTTTTCCTGTTTTCGGGTTTACTGGATCACCATTACCACCATAACCAAGGGTAGCTTCATATAAATAAGACGAAACATCAGTTCTTTTATGAACCTCATAAAAAGCACTGGATAGTAGAGTTAAAGTGTCTTTAGGAACTTGTTCTTTACTTGCATTCATTATTTCTTCACAAGCAGCTATTGTAGCTTTCTTAGTACCTTTATCAACACGCTGTATCACAACTTGACAAGATGCTTCAAATTTACTTAACTGCTCACCTGATAAATCAAATGATGCTTTCATTATAAATACACCACTTTAATATCTATAGAACCATTTCTATAAAAGTAGCTAATGGCTTTAATATCTGACTCTCGCCCTTCAAAAGAAATTCTATCAAGCTCACTCATTTCTGTAGTGCCCTCAATATAAAGTCGTTTGTTTGAAACAACTTCTTTACCTTCTTTATTAGTAACTACAGATACTTTACCTTCTGCATAACACATAAAAGAAATATCTGCAGAAAATACTTTTTCTCCGGTTCCATCTCGCTTTATATAAGGCTTTCTAGTAGCTGGTAAATTAATCCAGGGCTTTATGCTATTATACATAGTAAGCATCTCCTTCAGTAGGAGGATTGCTTTGCATGCCTTTCCTAAAGATTTTAGGGTAAGCATAGTGTGGAAGGCTTAAGCCGGCACTTGTAAGTAATCGTTCATATTTTTCAGCTTGCTGCTGAAAGTACTCTAAACGTTTTGTAGGGTCTTCTGATTGTGGACCTAAAGAACGTTTAATATCTCTGGCAAATATTGTAGAAGCTTGTATGTAGGTATGATATTTAAGTAGGTTGTCATTGGTACCATACTTACCAATAAGATACTGTAACTCTTCATCTTGCATAATAGGTTCTACACTATTTGTATCACCTATAAGAAAGCGTAGTTCATCTTTTGGGCTACTTGTAGGATCTCCTGAGTAAGTCCAAGACATATAAACGCCTCCTTAAATGATTACTTTAGCTACCGGTAAAGACTCAATAGGGTTAGGAATATCTACAGCATATTTTATAGAAAAGTACTTAGCATACCGCTCATAGTTTTGTTCAGTAATTTCTACAATATGCTGTTCCTGTAAACGATACTTAAATCGTTTAAGGCCTGCCGGATCTACAATAGAACCGGCAGGAACAGGACCGTGTGTATCACGAAAAGCTCTTTTGCAGATATAGTAGGACATTACTGTATGATATCCTTGAAGAAAACTCCAAGGTCATCACCGACTTTATGAGCAGCAAAGGCTATCTCACCCTCAATACGCTCAACACCAAGGCCGAGCATATCCATAGGTATACGCACAATACGGTTACCGTATTCACCGGAGCCTTCAAAGCCAGTCCACGAGAAAATATATCCTGCAGAAGCAGACCGAATACTTGGGTTAGGATTACTGTAGCAAAGCAGTGCATGCTTACCCATGATAAAGCCGACATCATCCGTAGCACCCTTTTTAGCAGTATTAGCTACCGCCCAGGCGACATACACATTATCAACTTCAAACAGAGAAGCGAGCAGTGCCGTAGTAACGATACCCTTCTCAGTATACTTTATGCGGTCAAGTATGTCAAAATGATTTTTAAGGGCATTAAAGACATACGGAGACAGCACCAGAGTATTTGGTTTCATACCTGTAGAAGCCGCCATGTTGATGCCAGCCTTGGTAATATCGCCGATAGGGTCAGAAGTTTCCAGATTCCAGTAAATAGTCTGAGAAGTGGAAGGAGAAGCAGCAACACCTGCAATCTCATTTGTCCATGCACCAACCTTGAAGAACTTAGAAGCCCACTCCATTTCACGTCTGATAAGCATCTTCTGTGAAACAAAGATTTGAGCATCACGGTCAGCATTCAAAGGCTGGTCATAGTTTACGCGGTCTTCAGGAGCAATGTCCTTATGAAAGGCATGTTTCCTACAGAAATAGGAAGCAGTCGAAAGGTCATAGTCTCCGCCGGCAGATTCAGCAATGCGCCCACGTACCTGAGCCTCATCGCGAAGGAAGTCGCCTGTATTGTATATGTAATAAAGGTCAGACTGGCGAATAACTGGAATAGTAGGAAATACCTTATTCGCAATATAAACGCCGGCATCCTGCATATATGCTACAGACATATTAGTTAAGGCACGATCAATATGTGCCTGTTTCATTTCTGGCATTATTTATCTCCTTTCTTAAGCTGTAGCAACTACAACCTGGACCAGATAAGCTGGTACATCAGCTGTAGAGCCATTGGTAACTGTCAAAGTCAGCACATCTCCAGCAGATACTGCTTCGCTGGCAACAGTTAACTCAATGAGACTACCATTAGCCGGAAAAGCTGTAGTAGCATCAAAAGTTTCAGTAGCCTTAGTAGTGCTTCCAACTTTCAGTGCAAAGACTGAGGTATTAGAATCATCTATACCAGAAGCTGTACCGAGAGAAATAATGTAGACTTTGGAAATGACGCCGGTTTGTGCCGCTGCGCCGATAACCTGTGCTACAAGAGCATCACCAGTACCGGTATAAGAAATAGTCTGAAGAGATGCTCCATCTGCTCCATCTGCTCCATCTGCTCCACCAGCAGCCGATACACCAAAGCATTTTATTGCAACAAGCACGCCAGCTCCAGTAGCATTAGTAAGGGCTACTCCAGCTATAGGCGAACCTGCTGTATATGCATAAGGCGAAGATGTACTCTGCTCTGCATCAGTAGCTACAACAGCCTTACCAGATGCATCAGAAGAAACTGTATTGCCGGCGGCAATAATACCACCTGCTTCAACAATCATAATGCCATCAGCGACATCCAAAATCTGGTCATTAGGATTGCCGACCGGATCTATCTCATTACGAGATACGCCGAGTATAGGCGTAGACGCTGTAGCCTGTATGGCTAAGCCATTGCTATCTATAGATACGAAACGGTATCTCTTAATAGCCGTAGTAGCCGGAAGACTATAAGACAGACCTGGAATTTCATACGCAGTTAACATTAGTTTGCACCTCCCTGTAAGTATTCTTTGTAGAGATCAGGATTTTCCTCAACTACCTGACTTATTGCCTTTGCCTGAGAAATATTCTTAGACTTAGCAATTTCGGTAGCCTTTGTTTCAATCTTGCTCCAAGCCGAGTCAGGATTATTTGCTGCACCTTTTTCTTTACCTACAGTACTAAGTACAGTAGCATCGATAGAAGCAGCAGCTGCAGAAAGTAAATCAAGAACATCTGTAGATGCACTCTTGATAATTTCTACAAGCTTCTTCTGCTCGATAGGTAAAGACTTCAGTGTTGCCGCTTTTGCAACAGCAACAGCTTCCTTTTCAACCTCCTTAGATTTGCGCAGGGTTTCCTCAGCAGCTTCCTTCTGGACTTTTAAAGTCTGAAAGACTTTCTGAGCCGCTTCAGGCATACTCTTTATGATATCTTCTTCGGTAGGTGCCGGAGCTGGCTTAGCCTTAAGAACTGTAATCTCGCCATTAAGACGATCAAATTCAGCTTTTATAGGCGCACTTTGCTCTGCTGTTAACTGTGCCATTACTTCAGTATAGTTCATATTTTTCCCCTTTCTTTTAAAAAGTTCGATGAAGGCTTCTGAATTAGCTCCTTCATCAACTAAGTCAACTCGGTCAATGATCAAGTCTTCAAGTAAGTTTGGCATACTTACCTCCTAATATTATTATATGGTTTTTGGTACTTCTCAATATCTACGCCGCACAGCTTTACCCTGTATTGAAAACATCTTATATTCGCCACTTTTTACTTTAGCGAATACATCTGCATCAAACAATTTTACTGTTATAAACCATCCTTCTGGAACGCATCCTTCTGGAATGCCCATAATTCGTTGCTTTTCCTTAGTAAAGACGATAGACTCGACTACCACTCCTTTACTTTCTCCCATATGAACCTCGCCGCTGCCTCTATAATCCATCATAAAATTTATAGCAGCTTTTTCAAGAACTTCAATAGGAATTACATCATCTTGCCAGTCAAATGGTATGGAACCGTCTGCATTTACAGATACATTAGCCCAACCCATAACTAACTGAGACTCATCTACAGATTTTGCTATTTTAAATAAGCTCTGCTCCCAAGTACTTTCTGCTACAGCAATACGTTGCTTTTCATCAGGGTATTCATCCTTCATTTGTTCCATAAAGGAACTTATAAAGTCCTGTTTAGATTGACCTACTTTTGGTTTCATGATATATCTCCATTCTGCTCCATTAATTTCTCATTGACATCGTCAAGAGTATCTACAGAGCCTTGTTCATCAGTGCCTTCATAGTATTGCTCATGTTGGTCTTTTGTTAACTCAGGCATATTCATAATCTTACGCAGATAATTTTGTAACTCAAAGTCATCATTGATAGGAAGTTTCATTGCTCTAAGCATTAAAGCAATTTCCTGAAGAGTAGGCATTTGTATCTGACCAGGAACAATTTTAGGGTAGGGTCCTGCAATACCATTAGCTTCAAATAGACGCGGCACTGCCTTAGTATTAAATACATCAGCGATATTATAGAGTTGAGATTGTAAAGATGCTGCAAGCATTGATTGTTTTGTATCTGCCAAAGCAAAGGAGCCAGACTTACTACCAAGTAGTATAATATCAGAAAGCATTGTTATAGCTATTCTATTATCATATCGTTCAATAGTAGTGCTTATATCAATTTGCCTTGTGGACCCAGAAGTTAATAACTTCAAATCCCATCCATGAGGAAGTAACATACCTTCTTCGCTGTCTCTTCTTACATTAGATACTAACGTTTCCGCTTTAGCTCTAAGCTCTACCATTAATGGGTCTTGATCATTCCATAAGTCCAACCCATCAGGTGCAGTAAGAACTGGAAAACCTGCAAGGTCCCTCTCAATACCTATACCTTCAATTTCTTCAAAATGCTTTTTAAAGAACCATGGACGATAAGCATTACGAAGAAGAGATTTACCCTCAGGATTATTCTTAGATACTCGAGTTCTAAAAAGTAACCCCTTAGACATAGGAATTGTTACTTTAAAATAATTAGGTTCACAAAGCTGCTCTACTGCTACAAGGTCATCTTCTTTATTGAATATCCAACCTTCTATAGACCTTTGAGCTCTTATAGGCATACCTCGCCATCCTATACGCCCATCAGAATATTTGCTTCTATACTTAGGACTAGTTTCTGTAGGGCCGCGGCGCACCTTATAGAGTATTTCATGAAAGCTGAATCCATATGTAAGCATAGAAAGTATTTCAGATATGACATTAGGCCATGACATTTCCATGTCATTCATACATTCCTCAAGGAATTTTGCATTTTCATCTTTTCCTTCTACTGACCATGTAGTACCTCGAATCAGCATCTCTGCAAGATATAAGATAGCACCTATAACTGGATCATTATCGCTCATTTCCTGATATACTTTGTTGGCTCTTGGCCACTGCAACTCAGGTAAGAACTCTTCATATATGTAAGGCCCATACCTATTAAGTCCTGTAGAACCGAGTTGCTTTAAACTAACATTGCGCATTTAACTCCTCCTATTAAAGTTTGACCAGTAAGAACCACCAGTCTTTTTTACACTTGTTGGTATACGCAACAGTGTAGTTGTTCTAAAATAATTGAAAGCACCAGAAAGACTATCTACAATGTCATCTTTAGCTCCATATGGAAAAATGTCTAATTCGTCTAATAGTGCTAACATGTTTCTACAGTTACTTGCTATTAAGATTAGGCCATTCTGTGCTGCTGTAGAGGCAGTACGGGCACGCTCTACCTTTGACCCAGACGAAGTAACCCCAATAAAGTCATATCCTGTTAAAACACCTCTTCCAAAGTGGTCCGTAGTGTATGCTCCAGAGGAACCTGGTTCTTGCTCCATGCGAATAGCTACAGAATATCCATCAGTTTTAGCCGTATCAGATATTAATGTCTCTACATCAGCAGGAGTGCATTGAACATGAACAACATCAAGAATCCAGTACATTCCTTGATAGAAAGCCATTTTTAACCCAGTAGTCCAGTCAGGATCTCGTTTGTTCTTACTTTTTCGTTTAGCAGGGTCTGTAGAAGCCAAGTCCCAATATCTAACAACGCGTGCCGCCGAGGGTACTTCTGCCACTGAAACTATATTAAACCAGTGTCTATTAAATAAGTCTCCTGTAGCTTTTATCTCCCAGTTACCATTAAGGAGCCTTTCCCTCTCAATAGGATCAAGTTCTGCTAAAGATTCCTTATAAGCTTCAGCATCAAGGTAAGGATTATCATTAAGACCTGCAGAAATAAAAATACGTCCAGCATCTTTCCCCTCCACAAAGAATCTTTGATAATAATATTCGCCAAACTGCCCACCAGGGTTTGCTGTAGCACGGAAACGTAAAGGAACATCCAGCTTTTTAGGCTTTCTAAGTCGAGAAAACAAATATCTGTAGTTATTTGGGTCAATATGAGTAACCTCATCCATGCCTATATACTGAAATTCAGCTCCTTGATATCTATAACAATCATTTGCTGATTCAAGATAACCAAAGTTAAGCGTGGCACCTGAAGGAAAGTCATACCTTTTATCTTTTTCAGACCACTTAACTTCTTTAGTATCTACAAACGGCATTAGCCATTGCTTAGACATATCAATCAGTGCTCCTGGAAGTGACAAGTCAGCATATGTTTTACGGAACAAAATAGCAGAGTAACCAGGAATATCTACATACTGTAGTGCCGCCATCAATTGAGCAACAGAGTTATGTGTAGGAACTAAACTTAACCCAGCGAGGAATAAATGACTTGGAGTGTCTACTACTATGCACTGCACTGGATGACTCTTTACACTCACAACATCTCTCACTCGGTAATATTTATCTTGTAGACTATCATGCTTAGTGGGCACCTTATGTGCTCTAAACATGTTTTCAGCAGTGCGCCAATGCAAATCTGTTCCCTTTACTTTTACCTTGATGCCTAATGAACTAATTAAAGCTATAACATCTTGCCGCAGCGCCTTGCCTGGAATATCTACAGAGTAATACTTTTGATGTACCACTCCAATGCAGTCCATTATGCCTCGCAGCATCATTAAACGCTGATTATAGGAGGATAATAAGTATTCACTTGGTATTACTTTATGCTCTTTATGGATATACCCCTGTATAAAGTACTTTTTAGGTCCTACACAAGATACATAAAATCCATCCTCGCTCAGTACATCAGCTACACTTTGATCAATATCATAGACAGCGCAGCGCTTCTTACCTGCAGCTAACCATACACCAAATGCATATGGATTGTAGCTTTGCTCTATTCCAGCAAGAGGCTCTGCAACATGTATCATATAATTCTGCTGAATCATTTGCTTGGTAGTAACTACAAAATTACACCCATTGTAGTTAACCTTCCATAAGTGCTCTTCATCAGCATATATAGTCACTCCTGCATCAAATTTAACGGCATAGCAATGATGATTATACTGCACTGCAGACTTCGCTAAGACTCTACAGGGTATTCCTTTCTCGTCATAGACTTCATCTCCGACCTTAAGTGTTCCCATAGTTTTCCAACCAGTAGTAGTCAAGATGGGCGTATTAACTACAAGTGCTTTTCCACCTCCAGCGGCGCCGCCATATAGGATCTCTTTATTGTTCATAAGTAGAAATGCTCTCTGCTTAGGCGTAGGAGTATATGGAATATACTTTGTAGTCTTAGGCGTGAGTAGGCGCTGTAGCTCTTCCTGACTCACATTATCTAAATTCATCTCCGACCTCCCGCATAATTGTCCGCCATTTAAAGATTCTATTCAGCCTCTCTTGGCTGAAGAATGGCTGCCTCATAAACCACTCTTTGAAGTCCTCAGACCCCTTGGAGTTGTTACACGAACTACAAGCTGGCACAATATTGTCAGCTTTAGTGATACCACCTTTACAGACAGGTAATAGATGATCTCTTGTCAAGTGCTCTCCGCGCCGCGGCGTATGACCGCAGTAAGCACATTCTCCTCCAAAAAATATCATTGAGTCTTTCCAGTAGGACATTCTATTGCTTCTCCTTCTATAAATTTGTCAACCTTAACTTCTGTGGTATGCTTTACCTGTAGCGCGCCTGCCTTGAGGAGAATATCTACAACCTCACTTAAGTCTTCTTTACTTGCCGGCGGCGCGGCGACTGCTTTATGCTCTACAGGTATTTGTTCAAGATTATCAATACGGGCCTTCCGTTCCATCTCTGTTGTCATTTTGCTTAGATTAACTATTTCATTCGGCTTTAGATTAAGTTCATCTATATTGTCTATAGCTACACTCAACTTCTTACGTAGTTTTGCAGCCATCTCTATATTGGCCTTGTTCATATCTACAATCTCTTGCTGTCTTTGCTGCAATGTGATTCTATCACATTCCGCTATCCATGCTTGCATTCTAGCCGGGAATGACCATTTACTGGCGACGCCTCTAACTACAGAATTTGTCGTCTGCAGTTGGTCCGCAACGTCTTGGTACGATGGCTTTTTGCCTGGATAGCTATCTCGATATGTTAACCAGATTGTATACTCCCATTGGGTTTCGCCTGGCTGCTGTGCCCATACATCTATCCCCTGTTCTTTTGCTTCTACCATCCACATGTTTCTCACCTCCTATAATACAATTATATGGTAGTTGGAGGTATCTACACACTATCTTATTCCCACTGCGCCGCTTTAAATGATTTAGGCTAAATCCTGCGCCGCACTAAAATATTTTTAGCTTAAATCCTGCGCCGCAGCGCCAGGTGCAGCAATTTGCACAGAAAATCGGTTATAATTTTAGGCTATTTGCCAGAACAGTTGTTCTATTCTGCATCAGTAAAACAAGAACAGTTGTTCTAGCACTGCGACTGTAAAGCAAGAACAAATGCTCTTCGGCCACAAGTGTAGAATAAGAACAAATATTCTCTACATCTATAGAATGATGTTAATAATACGTTCATAAATCGTTTACAAAATATAGCATATTTCTATCTCAAAATATGATATAATATATATAGAAGATAAGTGATGAACAGTCATTTATTTTCAAATGTTCATTCAAAATTTTTATAATGTGAAAGAGGTACTACAAATGCAAAACATGAAAGAAATCGAAAAACTGTCTCAGTCGCTTGACAACAACGTCGAAAACGTAGCAAGAGAACTTAAAAGACTTCAGTCAATAAAGTGTCGGCTGAAGAAACAAAAGTTCAAATCAACGTACGAAAAAGAAATGACAGAAGTTTTAAAGTCAGAACAAATGCTGAAAGAAGTTCGTCAATTACTGGAACCGAAAGATAAACCGGTCACAATGTATGAACAAAGCGATGTTGACTTGTTAGATTATGACGAAACAATCAAAGCAATTCGTTCAATTCAATCAAAAAAGACATTATCGAAATGGTTAACACCGACAGAAAATGACAATGACGAGTACAGAAACGCAGTAAGAATTGAAACAATGTTGATTGAAAGACGCGAAAGTATCAAACCGGTTGATGAAAATAACGTCAGAAAATCAGAAATCGTCACAATTATTGATACAATTGAAAGTAATGAAAATTTGAGTCAAGAGAAGATTGTAGAGCTTCTCAAGAGTCTACTGTAAAGTCAACAAAGTCTCTCATGCAGTCAAGCGACTGCATGAGAGAAATATTTTAGCAAGCCAGAGAGTTACATCTCTGGCTATTTTTGCCGATTTATTCTACGTTTGTAGTACTTCCATATCGCTTCAGCCAGTCAATGCTGTATTGCACTGCATATTCTACATTTGTAGTATCGCTTCAGCCAAACTATGCTATATATGGCCGCTAAAAGCAGCTTCAGCTATGCTAACTGACCCGGGCCGCTAAAAGCAGCTTCAGCTATACTAACTGACCCGGGCTGCTAAAAGCAGCTTCAGCTATGCTAACTGACCCGGGCCGCTAAAAGCAGCTTCAGCTATGCTAACTGACCCGGGCTGCTAAAAGCAGCTTCAGCTATGCTACCTGACCCGGGCTGCTAAAAGCAGCTTCAGCTATGCTAACTGACCCGGGCTGCTAAAAGCAGCTTCGACTATGCTAACTGGGCCGGGCTGCTAAAAGCAGCTTCAGCTATGCTAACTGACCCGGGCCGCTAAAAGCAGCTTTGGCTATGTCAACTGGACCGGGCGGCTAAAAGCAATTTCAGCTGTGCTCCTCAAAGGCTGGCCGCTAAAAGCGCAAAAATAAGCAGCGCCTCAGCGCTGCTTATAACTTACGATATTTTATCCAGTATAGACTTTACGACTTTATTATTCTGAGCAGAAACTTCAGTCGTATTAAGAATGTAACATAGCAATGCTTTTTCAACGTCTGTAAGATTATCATTTTTATATGAACCATCTGGATTGTTTGAACCTTCTTCATCGTTTTCTATCCACAAATCTGAAAGTACATCATAGCTGTATTGTAGAACTTCTACAGAAACATCTTTCAGTCGAAAATCAAGCATAGCCAATGCTTTGAACTGGTCAAATGGTAACTGCTTTACATTTAAGCTTCGACATCTTCTTCCATAGGCATCATAAAGAATATCACCAACATACTGCAAAGCAGTTTCAGGAGTAACTACAAGCACTTCGTCTTTCCAAATGTCTGCTGAGGAATAAACCTCGTGTAGATTGCTGCACTCAATGAGAGCTTCTGCAATTTGCCGTGTCTCTTCATTTGTGCATTTGCCAGATACCAATTGCTGTTTCAGCGCTGTTTCAAGTATTTTTAAGTTCATATCATAACCACCTCTCTACTTATATTATACCATGTTTTTACGCAGCCTTGTGTATGTTTTAGAAATATTTTTCTTATCCGCATCGCCACAGCCATACTGGACTAAATCTTAGCTGCGATTGCGATAAAGAAAATGCACGGCGTCGCCGTGCATTTCTATTCAAAGTTCGTTATTGATTATATCTTTCAGTATCGACAGTATACCTTGAAAAATTGTAGCGCCGTTATCTACAACCACTTTATGTTCGCCGAATGTGATATGCCATTGCGTATTGTAGAACTTTTCCATTGTCTCTTCATAGTACCGTTGGCCTTCTACAGAGTCTGCAGCGGATGAAGGCATCGCATTATCAAGCATAAACACAAAGCCTTCGAGTCGTGCTTTGTATAAGTCATGTTCTACAGAATCAAATATGTCATTCAGCTCTTCTTCTGCCAAACCGCCTTCGCCAATTCGTGCATCCATCAGCAATTGCTTTAAGTTGGAAAGTGTCTTTTCAGTCATGGTTGTTGTACCTCACAATATTTTTATTCGAGCTTTTCGCTCATTTATATTATACCACATTTCTGCGCAGCCTTGTGTATGTTTTAGAAATATTTTTCTGGGCCGCATCGCCGCAGTGAAGCGCAGTATGACTGTAGTTATGACCCTCTCTTGTTGCCACAGCAATGCTGAGCCGAGTGGTAACTACAATGCCTCAGTCGGACCAGAGCGTGCCACGGCCGCTAAAAGCCGCGACCGGTATATGCTGTGCCGCGGCTATTTCAGCAGGAGATATGTGCTACTGTGTCGCTCCGCAGCCGCTAAAAGCAGAAAAAGATATACGGCGCCGAAGCGCCGTACTTATTACAGTTCATTATCGATTATGTCTTTCAGCGTTGACAGTATGCCTTGGTAAATCGTTGCACCGTTATCTACAACCAGCTTATGCCTACCGAATTGAATTGTCCACTGCGTATTGTAGAATGCTTCCATCGTATTGTAGAATGCTTCCATCGTATCCTCGTTATTATCAACGCCAGTCATCCTCGCTTCAAGCATAAGCGCAAACGCTTTGATACGTACTGCATACAGCTCATTATTTACTGCTTGCTGTACGTCTTCAAGTTCCTCCATCGTCAGTCCGCCGGTTCCCGCCGGTAAGTCGCGTATCAGTTGTTTTAAGTTGAACAGTTGTTTTTCATTCATAATTTTTATACCTTCTTTCTATTAATATTATAACGCATTTTCGCGCGGCTGTACATATGTTTTAGAAATATTTTTCTTATCCGCATCGCCACAGCCAGTCAGCACTGAGCCTCACTTCTCGCCTCAGTCGGACAAAGTTGTGTAGGGCGGCTAAAAGCCACAGTTAGTCTGTGTCGCATCACCACTGCGTCGCCTCAGTCAATTTGGCTATTATTAGCCGCTAAAAGCCTCAGCTAGTCTGTGCCACTTCACCACTGCGCCGCCTCGGCATTGTCTGACTGTAGTTACACGGATAATAAAGAACCGCGATTTCTCGCGGTTCTCTTTATTATTCGCTGATAGTTTCCAGTATCTTTTTCAGCATATCGCGGGCTTCATCAGCCTTAAGTTTATCAATATCAACGTTTAAGAACATTTCCGTAAGCGTCTCGCGGGTGATATCTACAATCTTGACATTGTCAGTCTTCATTTCCTTGAGCTGTGCCTCAGCGTCCAAAAGCTGTTGCCATGCTTCGCTGGTTTCATCAAAGTTGGCTTTCGACTTCATAATGGACTTTTTGGACTGAAGGTTACGAATCTCGCGCTTCAGAGCATCTTGGTCTTTCTCATAGCCGAGGAGTTCTTCCTGCGTGTAAGACATCATACCTTTTGACCGACGGGAAGCAACTACAGATTTCTCTTTGCCTAATGCACTGCGGAGCAGTATCTCTGCGACGGCGCCAGCCATCAGGTTTCTGTAATTGTCAAGCGTCATTGCTTTGCTTTTGCAGCGGGAACGCTTCGATTGCTGACTCTTAAGCATTGCTTCCAGTGTGGTCTCAGGCTCATCATTCAAGTAGCTAAGGTCGATAGCAGACAAGTTAAACAGAGTAGCTACAAGTGAGTCCATTGCATTGTTGTCTTTCTGCGACGCAAGGAATTGTTCCTTGTAGGTATCGCCTGCATCATTGATTTGCTTGATGACGTCATTCGCTACATTGAGCGAAATGTTAGTCAACATTGCGGTGCCCGGAAGTGCACGAGCGGAAGTAGTGGTTGTTGAATTTGTAGTTTCGAATGTCATGGTAAGTTCCTTTCCGTCACTGTGACGCGGTGACTCGCGTATTTATTCATTCTGATTCCTTGACTCTACATATATTATACCATGGAATCGTGCAGCCTTGTGTATGTTTTTTCAAGAACGATGTAGTAACTACACAGTTCTTATTTTCTGTAGTAGTATCTACAGTTCAGCCCATCTGTAGCGGCGCCGCATCCCGTGAGCGCCGCAGCCAGTCAACACTGTACTCCACTGCTCGCCTCAGCCAGTCGATGTTGTAGCTCACTACTTCAGTAACGCCGCAGCCAGTCAGCACTGTGCTTCTACTGCGCAGTCCTTTCCTTTGCAAACTAAAAGCCAGCTTATCTGTATTATTGGTTCTAATTTAGCTAAAAGCGCGCAGTCTTCTGTTCTATTCACTCTATAAACGCTAAAAGCGAGCTTATCTACAAACTCCTTCATTCCTGTGCCGCCGCGGCGGTTCATAGTAAATTGTTGGGTCCCAGCGCAGCTGCGCCAGAGTTTTCCTTAGAGATTCAGCCAAGGGAAATTGGATCCAGCTTGTGGAAGGGAGCCAAAAACGTTAATAAAGTGTTGGGAGCCTCCACAATTATTCAGCATTAGCGCATATAGGGTGTTTAATTGTTATTATCTAACAATCTTAATTATCTCAAAAAAAAGGCTCAACTAAACTTTATATTTTGCAGTTTTATTAGTGTTTATCAATATTGTTAATTATTGTATGTAGATACAATTACCTACAATACCTACAATATTTTGGTTTCTTAAAATTATCTTTTCCTTAATTAACTTTAGCTAACTTTTTAGGAATATAAGGTATATAAAGCATATATAATGTATATATAAATAATATATATAGTATTATTATTAATTAAATGATATTAATTGTTTTTAATTGTTATTCGTTTACCTACTTTTATCACAATTTTTGTTCTCCCGGGGGGGGGCTCTTCGAAAAACCCACAAAATTTTTGAAAAATATTTTTTTAAAATATTTTATGGTTTTTCGAAGAGCCGTTTTTTTAGTAACACCAAAACAACCTTTTTGTAAGTATTTTAGATAAATATAGTAACAAAATATACAATAAGCGCAGCGGCGCAGAAATACAATATAACTATATACAGTATAAATACAATAATAAACGTAAATATTCCTGAAAAATTAGCTAAAGTAAAATTAGAAAAAGTAACGTGTGTAGAGAAATCCTTGTACAATAGAAACAAAACAACAAATATTAACATACCCTTTTGCAATAATCAAGAAGATTTCTAACAATAATATACAACGATAGTACTTTCGTGCCCCAATAAACAGATATACCCTATAACATAATAACATATAATTATAATGGAGGTGAGAAAAGATGATTTGTAGATGGTGCGGCCAAGGAGAGGCTAAGCCAGAGCACAGGGGTAAGAAGTATACAAACAATAGGTGTCCAGCATGCGAATTAAGATACCAAGACTACCTTAAATGGCTAAAGCTTGAAGAAAGAGATAGTAGAACATCACGGCATTTAAAGGAACTCAGAGAGTATTATGTAGATCAGGCACAAAAAGGTTTCTTAATACCAGGTGGTATTGAACTTACCAGAATCTATTGTGAGAACTGCCATCAGTATAACTGTGAACCCTATAGAGGCCATAAACACTTGTGTAGAGCCTGTGGCCTCCAAAAAGCAAAATTGAAAAGAGCAATGAACAAACCGCGCACACCAGAAGTCGAAAAACTTATTGTAGATTTAGGAGGAAGATTATGATTTGTAAGCAGTGTTTGAAGGACCTACCAGAAACTGATTTTAGACCCTACGTGTCAAGAAGCAAAGGAATAAGAACCAGTACTGTAGGTCATAACACCATTTGTAAGAAGTGTGAAAGTATCAACTGTATGGTAACCCGGGTGTGGCGGCAGGGCGCCAAAAACCCGAAGGAGCAACAGTTGCTGGATAGTGCCGCCAGCTACTATAAGTGCCTGAAAGAAGCAGGAGGGGACCCACTTGGCGCTTATGCAAGATACATCTTAGATAAGCCTGAAGTGCATGGAGTAAGAAGCAACATCGACAAAATGCTTGAAGAGATGGCACTTAAGGTGACGCCAGCAGACAAGGTGATTGAGGGCTACAAGGCCTTGGCAGAGGAACAGCTTGTAGATATCCCCGACGTGTATCAAGCAAAGTTAGAGGCTCTGCGTGAACAGAGCCTCGGCAAAGATGGGAAGATATTAACAGCATACAAGCCGTTCTATGATAAGCTTGTAGAAAAGCTGGATGATTACGAAGACAACTATGTATGGAAAAAGCCGGTCAATTGACCGGCTTTTATTATTCACCAAGGATGCTGATTAACTCGTCATAATCATCGGAGGAGACCTGTAGTTTCTTCGCCCAGCGAATAATGCGCTGATTAGTTGATTCTGGGTCAGGCCTTAAGGCAGGAAAATCTTTAGCGTCACAGCACAGAGTGCGCAGCAGCGGCGAGACGACCACGCCAGTGTAACCTGTAGGGACGCGGGAGCGATCACTCTCTGTCACAACGGGATAAGCAGATGCACCATAAGTCTTGTAGAAATACTCGAGAATCTCTTGCTTAAAGTCTGAAGAGCTGAGGTAGTTAATGTAACGAACATCATCTATACTGCTGAATATTAGCTTAGTAGCTTCAACAACATGCTTGCCCCAGAACTCTGAAGTTCTCCACAGAAGGTCAAAGTCAGAAATTGAGTTACGGTCACGGTTTAACTTCAGATTGTAGAAATTGTAACCGTACATAAGGTGCAGATCCATCACATACAGACCGCTGACATAAAGCTTATGCTCTTCAAGAACTTCTACTGTGTCATCTTTCATTACAACAGTGTGGTCATGAAGGAAGAGAGTCTTATCTACAACCTCTGACTGGTAAACATCTTCAGGAAGCTCAATGCTGAAAATTAAGTCAACATACTTAACTCTGGTCTTTTCCACATCGATTGTGAGAATTGGAGTGTTATCAAAGCGCCGAGATTGCTTGAAGCGTGTAGACCAGCACTCATTGCCAGTGTAAACCTTAACTGTGTAACCCATACGAGTGAGCACCAAGAGGGCCAGCTTGTAGCCCTCGCCATATTGTCCTATGGCGTCACTGTCATTGAGTTTTGTAGTGCAACCAAGAATGAGAGTGCTTGTAGATAACTGGGTGTCCGGGGTGATGATGGAAAGAATACCATCTTCGTATTTGCTATACCAGCGCTTCTTGCTATCAATAGCATTCTGGAATAATTCTCTAATCGCCGCGGCGACGCCCCATTCTGCTACATAGTCCTTAGCGATTGTAAGTTCAAAATTAGTCAATGTTAACCCTCCCTGTAAAGAAGCCAGAAGTAGTCAAGCTACAAGTGGCACCAAAGTGTGAAAATCCTCCATCAACAAGTATGATGATTTCGGTCGTTGTAGGCATCCTGCCTAATTTTTCAGTAAGCCTTGTAGATACTTTGCCACTGAATTTGTAATGCGCATAGCCACTGCGCTTATCAAAGTTGTCAAACCATATAGATGATACCTTACCATCAAGCTTTTCGCGAAGATTATTGTAGATATCAGTTGTTTGCCGGTACTCATCTTTAGTTAATTCTACAATTGCTTTCATAGAGCCTCCAAATAGTTTTTAAATTCTGTTGCGTTTTTGAAGTTGCGAGATATCCAGTAACCTATAAGAGCATTGTAACAATATGAAGTATGTTGCTCTAACCATTCGACTTGTTCATTCAACTTAGGAAATGAGGACCGAATTACTTCACGCATTTCTTGTTCGGTCATTTGAATACCTCAAAAAGATTGAACGAACTGTAGGTAGGTTCTGGTTGCAAGTTTTTACTTGCAACCTCAAACCATGAAAGGCTTAACCAGACCATTGCCGCAATAACAATTGCAGCAAGTATATCAATTTTTCGAATCTTCATATTCATAGAACCTTTCAAGAATTTGATTAAGAATTTTTTCATACGTCTTGTCATAAATAGGTGTATAGGTTGCTTGGTCAATGTACTTAACTGGCATATACATCTTTTTAAGACCTTCATACACTACTTCAATGTAGTAAGTTGGTTCAAGCGTGAGCTCTGCAGTTAACCACTTTTGTAGTTCTGCCGGTGCAATGTCTTTAATTGCCTCTGTGAGTTCATAGCTTAAAGTGCCGCGGGGGCGCGGTGGCTTAAGACCAATGCTTCTCTGCTTATCATATAAAGCATAGATAGCTTGTAGCTCAAGCTCTTCACTTGGAAAACGATTAGGTTTTCTTGCAAGGTACTTGCAGCGCGAATTAATTTTCTCGCAAGAAAGGCATACACTGTAGTTACCTGCTCGACCTCCATAATACTTTCGGAACATTTCAATAGGTTTGGTTAAACCACATTGTTTACAAGTTTTAGCCTCCATACCGTTCAATAATTATCTCCTTTGCCTTTTTAAATTTGACACCGCTTTTGATAAGTTGGTCATATATGTCAAGAATATCCGAAGTAGATATTTGGTCTGCTGACTTTTTACCAATGAGACAGTTTTTAGTTTTACGAACCATACTATCAGATTCTATAAGCAATGGGTCATTATGCAATGCACATACGTATGCTTTCTTAATTGGTCGGCAAAATCTACACTGTTCACAGTATATGCCATCAGGTACTTTGTAGGTAACAGTTGTAGTAAGTTTTTTCATTGAATAATCTCGCAGTACCTACAAGCCATTTCTTTCTCAATCAAACGATTAAGTGTCGCAGGATTGACGTACTTATCTTTAATCCTTTCTTGAGATATAAGGTTATTAATAACCTTGTAACCAAGTTCTTCCAAATAAAGATGTCTTAGGTCAGTATCTGGAAGCATTGCCAGAAATTCTTTAGTCTTCATAAGATTTCCTCCACGATTATTTCTTCAGCTATTAAGTTGAAGAGCTTTTCGGCATTCTTGCCATATTCCTTTTCAAAGTCTTTAATGCCACATTCCTTTGAACAGTAAAGTGAACCCTCAGCAGTCCAAATAGTATCACATTGTAGAAGCTCTTTACCGCATACAGCACAAGGTTCCTTCATTTCTTCTTCCTTTCATATAGACGAGCTACTTTGTAGCAATCCTTACAATCGCGACGATACTTCGTTTTTCCATGATTGTCTTTGCCATCTTTGTAGAACTCTGACAAAGGTTTGACTTTTCCACAAGCTCCACATTGACGTGTTTCTTCTGTCATCTTGTCTTACCTTCAATCCTATAGAATGGTGAAGCATATGTACCATCTACATACCTATGAAAGGTATATAGAGATGAAGTACCATGGTACTTCAAGTCCCAACGCATATCATGCATTACTGCATAATAAATAGTTTGTAGGGACTCTGCTTCAAAGATAATGCCTGTGTCATGCGCTACAGCTCTATACATCTTATTACTCCTTTCTGGCTATCGGTGGTTGTGACCGTCTGCCTGCCAGCATTAAGCCGGGAATTCCCGGCTCACTCTGCATACATTAATACTGTTACAAAATTTAACTTATCATCAATATAGCCGACATTCACTCTGGTATCTTTACCAAATCTTGCAAACATGCTATGTACATAATTAAAGATACCTTTATGCGTTTTACGAATGACCGCTTTTTGACTCCTACCGTTTACAATAGTAATACATGTGTATGTCATCTCTCTGTATAGTATCTGAAATTCTTATCATCCCAGATAGCACCATCAATTGCTTCGGCATCTTCTCTATCACCATAGTCTATTTCAGCATAAGTATCAGGTAATAAATCATCTTCTTGAACGTCGTCTTTTTGAATCGCCTCTTCCAAATCTGATGCGATATTCTCTAATAGTTGCTTAACAGCAGGATTTTGAGATTTTGCAGCATCCATGATTGCTTCTAATTCTTGCTTAACATTTTCTAACATATTTACACTCCTTAAAATATGATTGGATACAAGTGATGCGGTATTCCCATATTTTCCCTTATATAAATTATACCATATTTTAGAGGAGTTGTAAATAAGTTAGAGAAAGAACTGTGTAGTTACTGCATAGTTTTTCTTAAGCTAAGGATAACCTTAATCAAATTGTCACGCTGTCGTTCTACTTTATGCAATTTAGCTAATAGATATCTGACGTCATGTTTTGCCTCAGTCATGCATGTAGCGTTAGCATCTTGAATTGCTTCTGCTTGATCTTCAGAAAATATGCTAGCTAAGTGACCCCAACCTCTGATATCAGCTATTATCATGTGTCCTTGTGAGTAAGGATTCTTCACATATATTACACCAGCTTGCTTATCATAAATCCAGTCACCTGGCGTCACTGCAGCGTAGCGTTCTTCAATCTTCTTTATTGATTTCATTCTTTAGCCTTACAGTGTAGATAGCACCTTCTTGGTCGATAACTTCGTACATAGCTGTAAACTCTGTGTAGTTAACAGTCTCATCAATAGTTACCTTATATTCTGTAGTTGTAGTAATATAAGTTGCATATGCAAAAATAACTGTAAAGACAAGTGTAACAGCAGTTACAATAAACAATTGGTACATTTCATTTACAATACCATCATAGATACTATATACAAAGCAAGCAAAGCAACCAATAGTCATGAAAAGACACACTAAAAAGCCTACAGCAGATGGTTCAGTTGTTGATAAAATTGTTACTCCATCCATCTTAAGTCTCCTTAAATAATGAGGCGGTATATTGCGTAGTTATCTGTGCCATATTATCAAGAGTCCATATACGTTCTGTAAACTTACCTTGACTCTTTTCACTGGCTACACGAATTTGCTCCGCAATTGCGTCTAAGGTATCAGCCTCATGCACAATATGTGCTTCAAGTAAGGCCGGCGGCACTGTGGCACCATACTCACGCTTGCCATGATGACTAAGTATGATATGTACCAGTAAATTCAGAATTTCTTCTGATTTCTCATCAGGTACCATTGATGATGCAAAGTTGCTGATAAAGTTAGCGCCTGTAAAAATATGGTCTTGGAGTATACCGTCATCAGTCATTTCGCAGACTATACCATTTATTTTATAGCAGTAGAGCTTGCCTAAATCATGTAGAAAACCACCAGCTATACAAAGGTCCACATTAGCGTTCATTTCAATAGCTAAGACTTTTGCCATTTTAGCAACTGATAAGCTATGTATTAAAGTTCCACCTGTGTATGCATGATGCACAGTAGAGGCTCCCGGAACAGTTATCCATAGTGGTGCCAAATTAGTAAGTATCTCAAGTGATAAATCTCTTAAAAAATCATTGGAAAGTGTAGAAAGCAGTTCATAAGCATCCTTATATGCTTGCTCAATGTTGGTTCCGCCGGTCGGGGTAAAAGCAGCTAAAGACATATCAGTATTTGTAGTTATACTTTTAATGTTTAGCTGTGGAACTCCCATGTATTCAGTAAGTTGTGCTGTGACATCTAAGATAGTATTTTTCTCTGGAATATTCTTACCAGCCCAATCCCAGTAGTTACCTGAAATATGGTCAGTACCATCAAAGAAATCAATAGTCAAATACGGATTGCCCTTCTTAGTTTTCTTTGCAGTGGCTGCAGTAACTACAAGTGGTATTGTAGTTACCTCAGCAGAGTTAAGTTCAGATATCTTCATTGTCTTCCTCCTCAATAATTTGGTATTTTTCGACTTGTTTCCATACAGAATGCGCTGAATCTTCCATAGGCATGCCTTGCAGTTCTTCTGATGCTTGCTCCATAAGCTTGGTAAGTTTCTTATAGGTTCTTACGCGGCGCAGGCCATCATTTACAGGTATTATCAGTGGAATAGAAATGTTGCTTTTTGTTGGGTACCATTCATCAGCATCACGATTATGCCAAAACACTTGTACACAGATATATGGAACACCATCACGATATGCTGCAGCTACAATAAACTTTTTATCTGTGCTTCTTGTAACTTCACCAATTATCTTATAGTTATCCCATATACGACGCATTACTCCGGCCATATTACCTCCAATCCGGCATTAACAAAAGATTCTTTTTTGCCAAAATAGATTTTACCATAGTGTATTTTATAGCATGTATCAGGCCCCCTCCAGTTAGTAGTAAAAGGTGTTGCAATATAATGCCATGTAAGACCCCTATTGTAGCATTCTTTAATAAACTTTTCTGCCTTTAATAGAGTGTTACATTGCACTACTACATCACCATGTTTCACTTTATACCAATCCATAATTAGCTCCTGTAGATATCAAAAACTGATCCATCGTATACATTATAGTTAAGATAGCCTTTATCAATAGGTTCCTCAAAGCCAATATCTTGCGGAACAACTTTTTGTCCCCATGAAGGTGTACCCATTTCCAGACCAGCAGTAATAGGACATCTAAAAGATTGAAAATCTGAAAGTAACCATCTAAAGACAGGCACATGTTTCTTTTCATTTTCAGGTATTGCTAAAACAATTTCATCATGTACTATCAATAGTAATTGTGTCTTTAAGTGGTTATATTGAATGTACTTGTAGATATTGACTAATTTATCCTTGATATAATCTGCAGCACATCCTTGAATAAGTGAATTAGGTGCTTTGTAGCAATCATTAGTGTCAAGGCGGCGGCGCCGACCATAGAAGTTCTTTACAAACCCACGAACCTTAATTACTTGAAAGACTGTATTAATAAACTGTCGTGCTTCAGGCATGTGCGAGAAGTATGTAGATTTCACTTGTGCGGCTTCTGAGGATGAGCAAGTCAGCAGCTCGCTCAGGTGCTCGTTGCCCACACCGTAAAGTACATTATCATTACACTATAGACTATTGCCGTATGACTATAGAAACCACATTACTGTGGGGATTGGACTATATCATCGTCTACGTGTTTCCACAAGAACCCGTAGGCTGTATTGCAGAACACCTATTACA